GCCGCGACCTGCGTGCGGGACTGCCGAAAGCTCTCGGCGTCGCGCGCCATGATGGTGACGTTGACCCCGCCGCCCGCGCCGTAGCTCTGCGCCTCGCGCCGCGAGAGCACGCGCTCGCCGCGCTGCAGGATCGCGGGCACCTCGTCATGGCGAAGTCCGGCCATGCCGCCGCCATGCATCCGGGGCGCGGCGGCGAAGGCCATGGCCGGGACCATGCGCGAGGGCCCAGCCGAGCCGACCGTGCCGCCCGAGTGCAGGACGCTGGCAAAGATGCCGCCCGCGCCGGAGAACACGCCGGAGAGCGCATTGGCGATCGGCCCGAGGATGAACCGCCGCGCCGCGAGCTGGGCGAGATCGGCCAGCAGCGAGGTGACGAGGTCGCGGAAGTTCAGCTTGCCGGTCTTCACGAAATTGCTCACCGCGTTCTCGGCCGACTGGAAGGCTCCGACGAGGCTCTGGCCGATATCGCCGCCGATCTCGCGTGCCTTGCTGGCATAGTCGGAGAGCGCCGCCGTGACGGCTTGCCAGCCGGTGACCGCGGTCTCCACATTGGGCTCGGCTGCAGCTGCGGCGGCACCTGCGGCAGTGCCGGCATCGGTCGCAGCCTGTCCGGCGCCGTCGAGCGCGGTCTCGAACCGCTCCGCCGCGGCCGTGGCCTCGGCCAGAGCATCTGCGCCGTCCTCGTCGGTCCCGCGCACGGCGTCGCGCAGCGCCTGCCAGCTTTCGAGGGGCGCGCGCGCCCCTTCCGCCAGATCACGGGCCGCGCCCCTGTAGACGTTCGCGGACTCAAGTGCGCGGTTCGCAGCGTCCGTGAGCCCGCGATCGGGCGTGGTGAGCGGGTTGTCCTCGAACGCCCGGTCGAACGCCGCCTGCGCCGCCGTCGTGGCAGCACTGGCCGCGCCCTCGAAGCGGTTCTCGATCTCGCCCAGGTCGAGGTCCGGCACCAGTGAAATGCGCCGCTCCGACCCGAGTGCTTCGAGCCCCTGGTTGATGCCGCCAATGAAGCCGTTGATGCGCGAGACCACGCCGTTCAGCATCGCCTCGACGCCGTCGACCAGGCTGTTGGCCGCCTGGAACGCCAGATCGCCGATCGCGGCGGGCAGCAGGCCCCAGATCGCCTTGATCGCCTCGTAGGCGCCTTCGAACGTGTTAGCCGCCGTGTTGCCGAAGCCGACGACGCTCTCGATGGCGCTCTGCATGCCCGAGGCGGCGTCGGCCTTCAGGTCGAAGAACATCGCCGTGGCGGCTGCACCTGCCGCTGCAGCGCCCATCCTGATCCGTTCCCAGACCTCGACGGCGAGGTCTTTCAGGAGCGACATGGCCTCGCCGAAGCCGCCCGCACCGGAGACGAGACGGGTGAACTGGTAAACGAGTTCGCCCGCGCCGACGATCAGCGCCCCGATACCGGTGCGGATCAGCGCCCCGCGCAGGACGACCAGCGCGGTGGCGAGGCCACGGACGGAAAGCACCGCGGCGGCCATGCCAGCCATCCAGCGACCGGCGAGGAAGGCCGCGAAGGTGGCGGCATAGGTGGTCAGGCGGCCGATGTTGTCGAAGAGACCGCGGATCGCGATGCCGAGCGGGCCGGTGCGGCTGGCCACCGCCGCCATGGCGTTGGCGACCGCTTCCAGCGCGGGGGCTGCAGCAACCGCCAGCTGGTTCGACAGCCCGCGCCAGGTCAGGCCGAGCCGGGAGATCGCATCGTTCGTGCGTTCGATCTGGTCGGCATCCTGCTCCGAGACGACTACCCCGAAGGCGAGGACGTCCTCCGTCGCCTGGCGCAGCGTCGCGGTGTCGATCCGGCTCATGGCGATGGAGCCTTCCTCGCCGAAGAGCTGACCCGCGACGGCGGCGCGCTCGGCGGCAGGCACGAAGCTCTCGATGGCCGCGTTGATCGCACCCACGCGCTGGTCCAGCGGCAGAGCGATCAGGTCGGTGGCGGAAAGGCCCAGCCGGTCCAGCGCATCGGCGGCGGGGCCGGTCCCGGCGGCCGCCTGGCTGAGACGGCGCGTCAAATCCTTGGTGGCCTGTTCGATGCCGGACATCGACACGCCAGCGAGTTCGCCCGCACGCTCGAGCGTCTGGATCGAGGCGACGGTGGTGCCGAGGGATTGCGCGAGCTTTGCCTGCGCGTCCACCGTCTGGAGGCCGGAGCGCACCATCGCGACGCCCGCCGCCGTGGCAGCAGCCACCGCAGCAGCAGCGGCCACGCGCACCCGCCGCGAGAAGGCTGCGAGCCGGGCGTTGGCAGCCTCCATCTCGCGGCTAAGCCGCCCGAAGCCACGCGACCCGGCCTCACCGACACCTTCCAGCTCGGCGCGCACCTGCCGTCCGCCCACGGCCGCGAGGCGGACGCTGACCCTCTTCTCAGCCATGGGAGTGATCCATCTGTTCGTTGAGTTTGGCGACCATCACCGCCTCGATGACGGGCAGCAGCTCGGCCATGGCGAGCGGCGGCACGCCGAGGGCATCACCGAGCGCGAGCGCCGCCGACATGTCCCAGCCGATCACGGCGCCCGGCAGCACGCGCAGCTGGCCGCCAAGACGGCCGACGAGGTCCCAGACCTGCCAACCCTCCGGAGTTTCCGGACGGTTCAGCCGCGCCGGGCAGTCCGGGCAGGCTTGCGCGCAGGCTTCGCAGTATCGCTCGCCCCCGCCGAAGGACCATTCGGCGAGAGCGCGGAGGCGTTTTTTTCCTGTTCCAGCAGCAGACCCTTCGAGACATAGGTCAGCTGGAAGGCCTCGAAGATCGGCCAGACGTCGAGCAGCGCGTCGATGGCCTCGGGGCTCGGGTCGATGGGGTTGCCGTCGGCGTCACCGATGCCCTCCCAGGCGAGCACCGCCCGCCGCGCCAGCGCCTTGGCGAAGGCGACGGCGCGTTCCTCGTCCGAGGCCTCCTCGGGCACCGCTTCGACGGCGGGATCGCTGCGGGTCGCCACCATCAGCGCCGTGGTCAGCGGGCGCAGCTGCACCCGCACGCCGGGGGCGAGATCGTGCCAGCGCGGCGCGTTGGTCAGGTCGAGCGTCAGCATCAGTAGGTCTCCACATCGTTCACGAGAGTTGCTGTGCACATCCGGCCGACCACGCTGTCGCGCGCTGCCTGCCAGTCGAAGGTGGCCTGCACGCCCTGCGGCCCGGAGATTTCGATGCGCGGGCGCGGCAGGTAGACGGCGTGCACGGTGAAGGTGAAGCTCTCGCCCGAGGGCAGGACGTAGGCGAATTCCATCTCGCAGGCCTCGCCGTTGATCGCCTGCGTCACCAGCGTCTGGTCGGCGAAGCGCACCTCGATCCGACCGGTCAGCGCGGCGATGGACGGGTCCGCCCCGTCGATGCGGCCGTCCGAACGGATGGTCTCGATCCGATCGAGGTTGTTGGCATAGGTGATCTCGGCCGAGACCACGTTGCCGAGGGCCGAGCCGTTGCGCGTGATCGCCCCGTTGAAATGCCCGAAGCGCTTCAGGTCCAGCGCGGCCGGGGTTCCGGCGCTGGTGGTCGTGCCGACCGTCTCGCCCTGCGCCACCAGCCGCGCCGTTGCGGTCAGCAGGCCCGAGCGCTGCATCTGCCAGGTGATCTGGTCGAGCACGCAGCCGGAGTACATCGCATAGCGCGGCACCTCGGGCATGCCGGTCTCGATCGACATGCTGGGCAGCGTCCATGACCCCGACTGGAACTCGTGGCTGTACGGCGCTTCCACCCCCGTGGTCGTCGGTGCACCGAAGGCCGCCTTCAGCCAGAAGCCGAAAGCCTCGGCGTCGAGCGGCACGACGACATCGCCATCGGCCGTGACTGCATCCTTGATCGGCGCCAGCGGATCGCGACCGTAGCCGAGCAGCTCCGAGTTCAGCAGCGGCTGCTCCGCGCCGAGCGAGGTGCTGGCGAAGGGCATCTTCGTGAAGCCGCTCGCGGGCGGCGTTCCATAGGTCGTCTCGAACGCAAGCGCCATCAGCGCCCGCGCCCCCTGGGCTCGTGCCATGTTCGTCTCCTGTGGTCGGTTGGGTCAGGCCAGCGGATAGGCCGTGGAGTAGTGCAGCACCACCGGGATCACAGCCGCCTTCAGGCTGGCCGCGCCCTCGACCGGCAGATCGACCGGCCGCGGTGCTTCCGCCTCGACCCAGTCGCAGAGCCCGCCCAGCGTGCGGTCGGCGGCGAGCGCCGTGCCGATGCTGGT